AATGAGCCTTGTTGTACGCAGCACGTTCTTCCATCGGCATTTTATAGAAGTCTTCGCCTTCTTTAGATTCAATACGATCTTCTGGTTTGACAGTCCAATAAGTCCAAAACTTCCAGGAGTCTTTACTTTGCTCTGGGTATACGGTAATACCCTTGATCTCAAAATAACGCATCTCTGCTTCGTGAGATAAACCGAAACCACCATAACAATTATTGATAACGACTTTCATGTTTCACCTTCAAAAATTTATAGATTAACTTTTCTTGAATCATATCTGGGATAGTCAAGAATGGAAACTCGCAAATAAATGGACACCCATTAATACCCCATGCTTTGTTCACAACAAATGACCGATACAGTTTGATGTGCTTTGAATCATTCACATCAAAGAACACTTTAGGTTTTACAATGCTATCTAAAATCATTTAATATCCTCACTGGAATCTGCGACATCTTTGTCATCACGAATCTCAACAAAGATTGGGAGGAACAAAGATTCTTCTCCAGTTTTGTTTTTGATTCTAACATTATACTTCACTGCCACAATTTTGTCAAGTAATTTTTCCTTGATCAGATCCTTACGTTGTGCATCATTGAAACCAGATCCAACAGAAACTTTTACAACACCATCAGAAGATTCGCAGAGAATTGCACCAAGCATACCCTCATACTTACCAGTGCCAGCTTGAACTCCAACAATTCGAAGATCACATTCTAACTCGCCTTTGAATTTAATCTGGTGCTTTGCACGTTTGTCTTCCCATACGCCAGAACCATCTTTGAGAATAATTCCTTCAAGACCAAGTGCGAGATATTCATCAAACTTTGCCGTGGCTTGCTCGAGGTTTTCTACAATGTCGCTAGTGACAAGCCAAATCTTTTTACCCTCTGACGGAATCTTATCCACAAGAGTTTTCAAAGAACTAAATCGAGTAGAGTAAGGTGTTCCGCAATATCCATCGGCAAACAGCACATATGGAATCACATCCCAAACAGTGGCATGTACCAGTGCAGCTTGAGCAGCAGAGATTGTGCCTTTGTTTGCCTTGTTCAGAATACCATTGCCTGTCTGACGATCTGCAAACTGATGATCACCTGGAAGCATGACTAGCAATTCTCCATCGAACACACAATCAACGCCATTAGCCAATGCCACAAACTCAGCTTCCAAATTTCCGAGCAGAAGAATTTCCTTACCGTTACGACTACGAAACTCAACCTGACCATCGCGGACAATCGCATTGAAGCGCATTCCATCCATCTTTAGCTGGGCGTATGCAGGGAACTTAATTTTATCGACTAACTTCTGTTCAAATGGTGAACACAGCATCACTGGATATTCTGGTACCAATCCCATCCACACTTTATTTGCAGTCGATGCGGAGAATCCAGACTTTAAATCTTTCTGGATGATACGCTCAATAACTTTTGCGTCATCGGCTGGTAGTCCAGCGAGGATATAACTTAGTTGCGCAATAGCTGCATTACCAGTAACCTGACGGCTAGAAAGGTAATACAAATTGGCCATTGCTTGTTCCAAGTCACATGTGTGTTCAGAGTTACGATCTGTGATAGTCTCGTACTCTGGAATCTTACGTTGATAGAATTGTGTGAATGGATCCAGCGCCAGCCGAATTACTTCGCGAAGGATTTTATTATCTTTGTTTGCTTCCAGCTGTTCAATTTTAAAGTTGCGTGATGCATTGCCAGCGAGTGTATCGAGAAAATTATTAATGTTCATTTGGAAGTCAAACCCTTCTGTAAAATCTTGAATGTTCTGTATCGTTTATCGAATCGAATTGGACTCTTAAACATTTGAAAATCTTTGGTATTCTTCTTGAAGTAACCATAAATTTTGCTCATGTCGTCAGCCATAAGATACATATGGTTAGGCTGACCAACAGAATCCCAAACAGTAGTTTCTTTGGCTAAGATCATTGATTAACCCAAACACTGGCTAGGAAAGCCAGCAGCAAAACCACTGGTGCCAGTACTACCTGAGCGAGTAGTCTTTCCAGACATTTTGCTCTTCGGAGTTTTGCGTGGCTTAGCAATTTCAATAACACCACCACGTTTCAAAAACAAGGCAACTTGCTTTTCAGTTTCAGCACGGATTTCAGATTTAGTTTTGAAGATTGTATTCATGATATATTTTCCTATTCAATTAAACAGTGGTAGACATTTTTGATTCCATCATTTCTGACAGGATAAACTTTGCGATGTTGATGTTTTTGCGAGACTGCTCAGTAGCGCCCATTGCCATCAATTCTTGAGCATCAGAGAGGACACTCATTGCAACCATTTCCAAACCACTCAAGCGAGCAGTGATGCTGTTCATGTACTCTTCACGGATGTCTTCAGCAGAAATCCCGTAGCAGTTCTTTTCAAATTCAGTCATTTTGTTTCCTTTTCTCATCATAATATAACTATTATGCCCTAAAGTTGAATTTAAGACAACAACTATTTGCAATGACCCTACACGATTGAGGGGAATCGTAAGTTGTTGATTTTACAAGGAAAAAAGCCTCCCGAGAGGAAGGCTTTAGGGGCTGGAGAGGGTTTAGCGTCCCGTAAAGGAGCCAAGTCCAGCCAATTGGATACCAGAGCCGAACAATCGGCTATACTCATTTTCCATCTTTACATCTGGAGTAGCTTCGCTGGCAACTGCATGTTGAAAGAGTTGAATGTCACCAGAGGCATATGGCATATATGGAGCCAACGCTACACCGACACCGTCTTTAGTTTGTTGCATAACAATCTGTGCAGGAGAATCTAATGTATATCCCGTACCAGTTTCAGTTGCTTTGCTGATGATTTCTTCACCACTAATCATTTTAAATACTTTAATCATTTCAGTCCTCTATAACAAGTTGTTCAATAAAATCTGCAGCGCCATTTTGATCAAGGAAGTAACGAATAATACAAACTTCCATGGCGTAACAATTCTGCGCAATAACCATTATCTGTTTATTTTTAAAAACAGACACTTTAAGAATCCATTCACCACGGCGAACCGCGACAAAGGAGATTAAATTTTGAGTTATTTTTGCTTTCATCATACAAGTATTTAGGGAGAGCCGAAACTCTCCCTATTTGTATGACTACTTTGGTTGTGGTTGTTTACCGTTCACCCAATCCCAGTCATCATCTGTCATGGGAATCCACTGGTTCATTTGACTTTCCCCGATTTATATTTTCGGAAAGAAGCCAACCACTGATTAAAGACGACTAGCAATTTCATCTTTGTTTCCTTCAGTTAGGAATTGTTTTTCATCCTTGGATTTGACAGCAATCTTTTTTGGTTTCTTAGACTCTGGAACTAAACGCTCCAGGGCAATCTTAAGCATACCATTAAAGATTTCTGCGTTTTTAACTTCTACTTGATCATTCAAAGCGAATGAACGAGTGAAAGCCCGATTAGCAATTCCTCTGAAAAGGAAGTCATCATCTTCAGCAGCTTGTACATTACCTTTGACAACCAGCTTATCACCATCAAGTTCGATATCAATATCCTGTTGACCAAAACCAGCTACAGCGATTTCGATCGTGTAGTGAGTGTCATCATGTTTCTTGATATTGTATGGTGGATAGTTCGGAATATTCTTTGTAACATCATCATGTAATTTTTGAAGACGAGAAAACTGGTCGTCAAAACCAACAAAGAATTTGTCCATATCTTTTGTGCCCCAGAAAGAGGGGATAAAATCGCGACTCATGTTAATCTCCTTATTGTTTAAATGCTTTTTTAGCGTCGAACATGTAAGCTGAAACCCCAAGTGTAGTAAAGAAATCTACATGGGCTTTAGCCACGATCTTAGCAAAAGAAGATTGTGCTGCAATAAATTGATTGAGTGGTTTTTTGAATTCTTCGTTATCGACGCAGGTCTCAACGAATTTAGATTTGATTCCTTGGAAAGAATCGATGGCTGTGTTAATGTTATTCAACATTGTTTTCTCCTATTAAGCGAGTAAGTAAAAATGACACCCCGAAGGCATGTCGGTTAAAATGCTGGTTACTTTATCCAGCGACAATTACGTATGTCAGTTCAATTGCACGGACGCCTATAACCGTAGACAACAACGGATCCTAAGGTGGATTCTTGGTAGTGATTGAATAGGGTACCAGCCTATCTTCCCATCCCTGAGAATTTTATTTATGCTGCTGGCAATTCAGCTGCTTTGGCTTCTGCTTCTGCCATAGCAGTGGCTTGTGGATCGCCTTGCTGTTTGATGTTAGAAATCAGAGAAACTACCTCATCAAAT